GCTTATGGCACAGTCGGTGTAGAACTTGTAGGCACACCAACACCATATGCAGATATCACTGAAGAGCAAGCAATAGGCTGGGCTAAAGATGCACTTGGTGAAGACGAAGTAGCATCAATAGAAGCAGGCATTGCAGCGCAGATAAATAGTAAAGTAAATCCAACAACAGCAAATGGAGTAAATTGGTAATGACTGAAAAATCAAATGTAATAACAATCGACGGTAAAGAGTATAATCAAGAAGATTTAACTCAAGACCAGAACTACTTTATCAATCAAATTAAAGACTTACAAAATAAAGCAAGTAGTCTTAAATTTCAATTAGATCAAGTAACAGTAGCACAGAATGCTTTTACTAATTCACTAATACAATCAATTAAAGGTGAAGAAGGTAATCAAGAAGCACCTGAAGCTCAAAGCATGTAATTAACTTAAATGTTTTAGAAACGAGTCCTTATAAATAGAATAAAATAAAGGATTAAAAATGGCAACTCCTACATCGCGCGATACTCTTATCGATTATTGTAAAAGACGTTTAGGCGAACCGGTCATCGAAGTCAATGTTGATGAAGATCAACTAGAAGATAGAGTTGACGAAGCGCTACAGTATTATCGTGAGTTTCATTCAGACGCTACGATTAGAACTTATTTGAAACATCAGGTAACTTCTACAGATGTGGCTAATGAATATATTACGCTCAATAGTAACATTATATTCGTTTCTAAAATGTTTCCTTTAGCGAGTTCTTTTAATAACTCGAGAAACTTTTTTGATATCAAATATCAAATGATGCTCAATGACATTGCAGATCTAATGAATTTTGCAGGCGATTTAGCTTATTATGAACAGATGCAACAATACCTATCTCTTTTGGATATGAAACTTAATGGACACCCTCAAGTTCAATTTTCAAGAAGACAAAATAGATTATATATCTTTGGCGATTTTGCAGATGGTGATATTAAAGAAGGTGATTATATAGTAGCAGAAGTATATACTGAGATAAACGAAAACGATCATACATCAATATTTAATGATATGTTTGTCAAAGAATATACTACTGCTCTTATTAAACAACAATGGGGACAGAATTTAATAAAGTTTGAAGGAATGCAACTACCGGGAGGAGTCATTTTAAATGGAAGACAAATATATGATGATGCGACTGCAGAGATCGCAACTCTCAGAGAGAACTTGAGATTAGAACACGAATTTCCACCCGACTTTTTCGTAGGATGACATGGCAACAAATTTATACTTCAGTCAAAAAGTACGATCAGAGCAGAACCTCTATGAAGACATAGTCATTGAGGCACTTAAGACTTATGGTCAAGATGTATTTTACCTTCCTCGAGACATCGTAAATGAAGATCAGATACTAGGTGATGATCCTGTATCGAGTTTTAATTCTTCTTACATGTTAGAGATGTATATCGAAAACACAGAAGGTTTCGATGGTGAAGGAGACTTGTTTACTAGATTTGGCGTAGAGATAAGAGATGAAGCAACCTTTGTAGTATCAAGAAGAAGATGGGCAGATACCGTACAAAGATACGATAACGAAATTACAGTAGAAAGACCAGCTGAAGGTGATCTCATTTACTTGCCTATGACACGAAAATTCTTTCAGATATCTCATGTAGAACACGAACAACCTTTTTATCAATTAAGCAACTTACCAGTTTATAAATTAAGATGTCAGTTATTCGAATATACTGGCGAAGACATGGATACTGGAATTGATGTACTTGATGATCTTGAAGCTAAATATGCTTACAAATATATACTTACACTTGATAACACAAGAGACAGTGCACAAGCAACTGCAACTTTAAATTCAGGTGTTCTTCAAAGTCTTAATATTACTGATAGTGGTAGTAATTATTTTGTAGCTCCTACAGTAACGGTTGTAGATTCAACTGGAGTTGGAGCAGCTATCACCGCAACCGTAGATGATAACAATGGTAAAGTTACTGGTCTCACTATCACAAACGGTGGGTCCGGATATACTAATCCTACAATAAGATTTACAGAGCCGGCTCCTACCACTTTTCAAGTTGGTGAAACTATTACGAGTCCTAGTGGTGATACGACAATACGTGGAGAAGTTGTCAAATATTCAGATTCAGATGATAAAGTTCATATTATTCATGCAGGAGCTGACGATGGAAAATATCATACGTTTGCGACCGGTAAGAAAGTAATCGGATTAAAAACTGGTGCAGGAGGTGTTATCACTCTTGTAGTAGAAGATAATCAACTATCTGAAAATGAACAAAACACAGATTTTTCAACAGGTGCAGACTTTATTGATTTTACTGAGTCTAATCCATTCGGTGATGTGAGTAATAACTAATGTTTGGTACCCATTTCTATCATTCAAAAACTAAAAAAGCGGTAGCGCTGTTCGGCAGACTTTTTAATAACATATATGTTATTCGTAAAAATTCTTCAGGTGCCGTTATTAATCAATTAAAAGTACCGCTATCTTATGCGCCAAAAGCAAAGTATCTTGAAAGAATAAGAGAGAATCCTAATTTAAATGAAGATACACAAGTTGCAATCAAGTTGCCTCGAATGTCATTTGAAATTACTTCGATAGCTTATGATGCTCAAAGACAATTAGCAAAGGTTGGCAACTTTACAACAATATCTTCAACTGGTGATACAACAAAGAGACAAAAGTTTTTTAATCCAGTTCCTTATTCAATAAACTTTCAACTTAATGCATATGCTAAATCGCAAGATGATGCATTACAAATCGTTGAACAGATATTACCAACTTTTAATCCTCAATATGCTCTTACAATAAAACCATTTCAAACTGAGTATCCAGATTTTAAAGAAGATATACAAGTAATAATTAATGGTGTAAGTTTTTCTGATGATTTTGAAGGAGCAATGGAGCAGAGAAGAACAATTATTTACAGTTTGGACTTTGAGATGAAGTTAAGTTATCATGGTCCAATTACAGACAATAGTATCATACGTGATGCTAGAACAAAGATATTCGATATCAATGCCGGTTTAAATGATTCAGATATAGGATTAGAAACTATAGTAGTTACGCCTAATCCTTCTGATGTTATAGGCCTTGATGACAGTACCTTTGGATTTTCAACAACAATTTTAGATAGTGCGAGTTAACAATGTATGAATATAGAGTAAAGATCGTTAAGATAGTCGATGGTGATACAGTAGACGTAGATATCGATTTAGGATTTGGCGTATGGATGCATAAAGAACGTATAAGATTATTTGGTATCGATACACCAGAATCAAGGACACGGGATTTAGAAGAAAAAAAATACGGGTTAGCTGCTAAAAAGTTTTTAACAAATATGCTAGATGATGAAGGTGGTATCATACTTAAGACACATAAAGATAAAACTGGTAAGTTTGGTAGAATACTTGGTGAATTATGGAGAACAACGAACTATGCTGATCAGTCTATAAATAATTATATGATTGACAAACATCATGCAGTAATGTACTTAGGACAATCTAAAGATGATATTCAAGAACAGCATATTAAAAATCGTGAATTTGTGAACTTAGATGAGTGATAAAAAAGATATGGAAAAGTTTTTTCCGCCTGAAGAGAAAAACATTGATAATGATTACAAGTATTCTCGTGATACTTATTATGAATTAGTTGAAAAAGGAAAACAGAGTTTAGAACTCATGATGGAGGTTGCACGCGAAAGTGAGCATCCTCGAGCTTTTGAAGTCTTATCAGGAATGATAAAAAATATTTCTGATGTAAATGATAGACTTATGGACCTGAATAAGAAAAAGAAAGATATTGACAAGAAAGATGAGATTAAGAAAGTTGAAAACACTACAAATAATCTTTTTGTTGGTTCCACAACTGAGCTTCAAAAGCTACTAAAGAATGAATCGGAAATAGTCAATGTCACGCCAAAATCAGAATGAAAACTATCTAGGCAATCCTAATATCAAAAAAGACGGTATTACTTCTAACTTCACACAAGAAGAAGTATTAGAATATGCCAAGTGTATGAAAGATCCTGTCTATTTTGTAGAAAAATATGCTAAGATTATTTCATTAGATAAAGGTTTAGTGCCTTTTGAATTATATCCTTATCAAAAAAGAATGTTTAAACAGTTTGAAGAGAATCGATTTAACATCGTTCTTGCATGTAGACAATCTGGTAAATCAATATCTGCGTGTGGTTATCTACTTTGGTTTGCATTATTTCAAGCAGAAAAATCTATTGCGGTTCTAGCTAACAAAGGTGCAACTGCAAGAGAGATGTTAGCAAGAATTACAATTATGCTTGAAAACATTCCTTT